AATTCATCCTTAAGTCATTTAATACTTAGAAAGTCTCCTCAATGGGGGAGACTTTGCGATAATATACTTTTAAGCTAATTTTTAATTTTAAGCCAATTTTTAATTTCAATATCAATAAAAACTTAATGATGGGTTTAATCATAAAATATTAATTATATTTTCATTATTCTTTTTTCTTTAGGCATTTAAGTATTTGAACAATTAAGCGGGCACTCTTCATTTTTCTGCCTTCTTCTTGATAGTACTGTTCAAAAAGGGCATAGAAGGAGATATGGATTTTTTCAGGCTCAGGATTAGCATATTCAGATTGTAATTCTAATAATTTTTTAGCGGCGCATTGTTCACACTCACTCGCTGTATCTCGAGTAGGCGTATAACGTTTGCCTAGATAACGAACAGTGATGCGCCACGCCGTCCCCGCGTTTAACTGGCTTTTGCATAATAACACTCCAAATTTCATGGTACTGCAATGGAAATATAAAGCGTTTTTTTAATGCGAATTTTGAATTGACCAATAGACAATAAAAAAACCACCTAATTCTTTCGAATTAAGTGGTTTTTAAATTTTGGAGCGGGAAACGAGACTCGAACTCGCGACCCCAACCTTGGCAAGGTTATAATATTTTAAATAAATCAATTGCTTAAAATTGAGTGGAGGCGCAATGGGGGCAGGGGGATTTTATTGTAATAAAATATTTATTTTATCTATTTTATAAGTAAAATGTGTATGCTTATCAATATTACTTATAGATAAGAGATAAACTATGCCTGTTTCAAGTAAGATTAACTATCAAGTTCTTAATAGATTGTCTGAAGATGTTGATTCAGTAAATCAAAACAACCACAGAATTCTTTATAAGATACTTGATGATTTTATTAAAGACCAAACTGACTTTGAAAATCTCAATGATCTTTTCTTAAAAGCGGGGTTCGTCGTTAATAATGTTATCGACTTTGCTAATGTTCCTCAGGTTGAAATTGATACTTTTGTAAGAGAACGTACAAAATTTTCAAACTTTACAGAGTTACAGAATACCGCATTTGAAATGTTGAATTTAAATAAAGGCGCTTAAAGCGCCTTGTTAGTTCTTACGTCTGGATTGCCTAGCGGATTTTTCCACTGTCATGTTTTCCAATATGGGCACAACGTCCTTTGGATCATAAAGATGTTTACCATCGCGGCCTTTGTTGAACGCTCTTAAGCTATCCACTATGGTTTTTCTGGAAAAAGGGTAGCGCTCTAAAACCCAAGCAACTGGCACGCGGTTTGGTAGTTCTTCTACCTTGAGCTCAACTACTTTGCCTACATTCGGAATCGTGTCATTTAAGAAGATTTGCGGTGGTGAATCTGATTCAACCACCATGTAATATTTACCCATATGCCACCTCACGTTTTTTCATTGATTCCATAAGTAGATCTTGAACTTCGCGCTTCGATTCGCGGCGCTCCATAACCACTTCATCCATCGTGTCTTTGGCCACAATGTGATAGATAAATACAGGGCGGTCATGGCCTGCCTGTGCTTGTCGTGTTGGTCCTATACGCTCAACGATCTGTTGGTATTGTTCGAGATCCCACCAGTGCGAAAAGAACACTAAGATATTTCCACCGTCTTGCAGATTCAGCCCGTGGCCTGCACTTGCTGGATGAGCAAATAGGACAGGGATTTTGCCTGCGTTCCAGTCGCGAATAATTTGCGGATCTTTGTTTAAATGTCGGCCTTGTGGGAATGCTTTAAGCAATCGGTCTAAATCAGATTTGAAGTGATACGACACCAGTACTGGCATTCCTGCTGCTTCTTCAATTACCGATTCCAATGCCTGAATTTTCAGATCGTGGACAGCTTGATAGGCTCCGCTTTCATCTGTGTAAATCGCGCCACTTGCAATCTGTAAGCACTTAATGGTTTTTGATGCAGCGTTAAATGCTTCGACTTCAACAGAATTGGATAGTTCTATGAACATTTCCTTTTCCATATCGTCATACAGCTTGCGCGCTTTGCCTTTTAACTCGACTTCAAGCGTTGCGGTGATTGGCTCTTTGATGTCGAAGTAATCTTTTGCTTCGATACTTATACAGATATCTTTTAACCGGTCTTGAATTTCCTTTTGGCTATGTTCAAACGGCACAAGCTGAACCGCGTTGCGATCGGCTCCAACAGATACAGACTGGAACCAACGATTTGTAAATGCCGTAAAACTTGTACCTAATCTCTCACCACGATCCAGAAACCAACATTGCCCCCACAGATCTTTGATGCCATTAGGTGAAGGGGTGCCTGTCAGTTCAATGAACCGTTTTACTTTGCTATGCGCAACTTTACCTAAGGCACGTGCGCGAACAGATCCTTGACTGACTCGAAAACCTTTAAGCTTGGTGCTTTCATCAGCGACTACTTTAGTAAAAAACCAATCCGTGCCGAGAAACGACACGAGCCATGGGAGGTTTTCATAATTGACTGTGTAAATATCCGCTTTGGTTTTTAGTGCACGCACACGTTGTTCAGGTTTGCCGATGATCGGGATGATCTTTACATCTTGAAGATGACACCATTTTTTAACTTCGTCCGGCCACGTCTGGTTTGCAACAAGCAGCGGGGCAATAACAAGTGTCGCACCGGGTTCGATAATGCTGAGGATATCCAGAGCGGTGAGGGTGGCAGATGTTTTGCCTGTACCCATGCCGCTGTAGATGGCGCAACGCGGATGATCAAGAATAAAATCTATGATCATCGTTTGAAGTGGTCGGGGTTTGAATTCACGGGCTGTCATAGTTCGCCTACAGGATTATCAAGCGCGTTTTGAGCTGCTTCTTCTGGCGTAGGACCTTGCCCCCGCAATAATACTTTGCGGTTTGGATCGTTTTTTAATGCCTTGGAGCATACCCAGATCATCCAATCAGTTGTACGTGAGTAAGCCAATTCAAAATAACAATATGGATTTGATTCAAGCATTTCCGCATGAATTTCTAAAACTTTTTCGAGTGCACTCATCCTAATAACTCCTTAATACGTTCAATACTATCAATCACTTCAACGCGTTGGCCCATTCTGCGCATGCGTTCGTGTTCGCGTTCTTGGGCTGCTGTCGGCTTTTCGCCTGGTGCTTTTAGTTCTGCCCAAAATGTTAATTCGGGTAGCATCACAATGCGGTCGGGCGCTGAGTTACGCCCAATCCACTTAACTTTTCGGACTTCACCGCCAAGTGCCTGTACGCACTTGACCAATGTTTTTTCAATTTTGGATTCGCGCATGGTTATGCACGCAAAGGCATTAAGACACCTCGTGCCTTAAACTCAATGTCTACAAAGTCAATATGAGCCGCATTTGACGGTCCGATAGTTGGTGTAACTTTCACTTGAGGAATTTTGCATTTATCGCCCAATGCTTTAGCGATTTTTTGAAAGTCCACAAGATACTGCCAATTAAAAGTTGGGTATTCGCCCTTATATTCAGAACCATCAGCTTTGGGAATAATCCGTTGCCATTCTGGAAATTTCCCATCAATGGCTTGAAAGTTTTCTACGATGTCTGTGCCTTGAACTGTTAGTTTCCCGTTTGATCCTTGCAAATTAACAATGACCATCTTTTTAAAATCTTTAATGCCCGTAGCTTTTTTCGATAGGTATTCAATTGCTTCACGCGGGATAATCACTTGCTGCATATTGGAATCTAACTCATCCAATTCCACATAAAACAGTCGATGGCCATCTGTAGAAACGACATTGCCTTTATCAATCGCGACTCCTTGTAAATAAAATCGAATATCGCTTTTAGCAGCACTTATAATTGCGGCTTTTAATACAGCTAGTGGGATTTTAAAATTGAGCATGATGTTAGTCCTTCTTGTATCGATAAGATTCAAAGCCTGCTGCTGCCAATGGCAAATCAAGTGCCCATTCGGGATTGGTCGCAAGCAGGCTAGATAAATGTTCGTGGTTATATTCAGGTACGTCATCGGCTTCGGTAATCACTTCATCGTGAACCGTCAAATCCAGTTCGTAGCCTGAGCTTTCAATTAGCGGCATGTTTACGCCTAGCACATCACGTGCAACGGCCTGTGTAATGTTCTCGGCAAACTTGCCGCCATAGGTATAAAGGCGTTCCCATTTACGTGTGTACTGGTTATTGCCCATGTATGAGATTTTGCCGTCTTCTGCTTTTGCACTCGGATAGCAAAGGAATCGACCACTTGGCAATTTGATCAATAGCCAAGAGCCTTTTTTGATAAATGTCACTTTGCGGCATGAAAAAGGCATGCCCGGTGAACGTAGCGCTTTGATTGCTGCGTCCTTTAATTCGGCCCACCAAGCAAAAATATTCGGATGTGCATAGCGCCATGAGCGTTTGAACGAATCACAAACAAGCCAAGTGTTTTTCTTTAAGCCAAAGGTGGTGCGGCGTTCTTTCTTGTGCCATTCCCAAGCGCGAATCGCTTCGTTCATGATGGATGGTTCAATACTGTCAAATGCCTGAGCCGCCATGTCGTCAAGGTCTAGGCCGTAGACTGCGGCAAATGTTAAAAACGCACCGACACCGCCTTCGTAACCTAAGGCTAATTCTTGGACTTTACCGACTTGTCGTTGTTCTTTGTCGACGTTCTCAGGAGATACGCCAAACGATTTAGCATACGCAAGCTTATAAAGATCGTGGCCTTTGCCCGCATCAAAATCGTAAAATGCTTTGATCTTCCATGTCTCATCTGCAAGCCATGCCAGTGCGCGACCTTCGATGTTTGATAGATCGGCAACAACAAGCTTTTTGCCTTCCGGCGCACAGATACAGCCACGGATTGCAGAACTGGTTAGCTCCATGACGTTTTCATAAAACATATCTGCACAGCCGATTTTTAAAGTCTCAATGCCTTGGTCGATTACGTCTTGCTTGAGGGTAGGACGCGGCAAGTTTTGCGGTTGGAATAATCGGCCCGCCCATCGTCCTGTGCGTGACGCCCCATTGAACTGTAAAGTTCCACGTAGGCGACCATCTGAGCTAACACCTTTAGCAAGTGCAGCATATTTTGCTGTACTGGTGGTTGATGCCTGTAAACGGATGGCAAGCAATTCGCACACTGCAAGCGGTAGAGCGTCATCATTAATACGGCGCTCTAATGTTGCTTTTTGCATATCTGGTAGCGAAACACCATACGCTTCTAAAATATGTTTAAGCATTGCGTCGCGTTGAGTAGCTGCTTGCACTTCACCATCTGTTAATGCAACCGTGCGTTTTGCCAATCCCTTTTGCGCTTTGTCTACTGCTTCAATTGCAGAGGCAACAAGATCAAGGTCAATGCAAACACCACGGTCATTAATTTTTTGGTCAAGGTGCCAAAGTGCTAATTCAGCACCGCGATAATTCCACTTTGGAATTTTCTTGTGCAATTCGCGCATTGCCAAAATATCGTTTTTGGCATAGTCAAGGAAACGCGCCCATTCAAGCGGATGCGTTTCACCAGTAGCACGGCGCAATTTTTGGTTAGCAGGGCGGGGCTTACAGAAAAGCTGAATAAGTTGTTTACCTGCTTTGTCTTTTGCCTTGTCTTGATCGATCTTGAAAATCTCACACAATGCATCAAGCGAACCGGGTAACGAATGGCTTAGAGCTTGGACCATTGTGTCTTCCCAACGTTCGATTGGTAGAACAATATCAAGGCCCATTTTTGGTAAAGCATGGCGTAAAACGGTACGGTCAAAATGCGAATTGTGAGCGATAAGTTTTACATTTGGATCATTCAGTAATTTGCAAAGTTCATTTGATAAAGGATTTGATGCAACGTCTTCAACATGAACAGGGCCGTCATTTAACGCCCAAGCAAATACGGTAATTTCAACTTGTTCTGCATAAGCGTGTGTGCCGTTTTTAATTGGCACTTCGCAATATGTCTCAAGGTCAAGCCAAAGGATGTCTTGCATTTTTATAATTCCTATTTTGCTTTGGTAAAGTGAACGCAGAGGGTCAGCAATACATTCACTTTCCAAAGCAACCCGCATAATGCGAGATGCTTTTAGGGTTATGCTTCGAAAACACCTTGGTAAAATTCGCCTTGAAGTTCGGCTAATTTTCCTTTCAGGATTTCAATAAACTGATCAGCACGTTTTTGGTCGTGGTTGTCTTTACCTACAAAACGCAAAATAAATGTAGGTTCAGAGTTATTTACGGAAATACGAAGGGAAATGGTGATTGCTTCAACAGGCAAGCCTTTATAGCTTTCAGTGTTCAACACGATTGCAGTAGGTAAGTGTTCATCAATGCCTGTAGCTTCTAGGCTTTCTGCTGCACTGCGTTGGTACCCCATTTCAGCAACATGGCTGTTTAATTCTGCGTTTTTAGCAATTTTTACTTTGCGTAATGCGCGAATGCCTTTATCGAATGGAATTACGGTATTTAAGGTTGCCCCATCTTCACCAGTAGATTTACCTTGAAGGGTAATGAACTCGGCCCAATCGTCTAATAGATCGATTAAATCTTCTTGGTTATAACGGCGGGTATTAGCAATTTCAAAAGCAATAAATTCAGGCTTTTTATCCAAAACTAAAACGGCTGTGTCGTCAGCATGACCAGGGTCGGCTTCATTACCAATATTAAAAAACGCTTCTGCTTTAAGTGTGCTACGGGTATTAATAAAATTTTTTAAGCCTGCAACGCCACGCGCTTTTGCATACTCAACAAACGAATCAATATTGCTTGTGTTGAAAGTGCCGCGGAAACGGTCACGCAAAGCATTAAATTTTTCTGTGCTATGGACCTTAAAACCTTCAGGTACGATTGCAATTGAAGCGGTTTTATCAACCTGAACAGGTAAGTTGCCTTGTGCTGCAATTGCTAGCGCTGCGATTTTGTCTACGTTTAGTTGTTCCATGTGCTATTTACCTTATAAAGTTTGGTAGGAAAGGGATTAGCCGTTTAGATAATCTTCGGCTTTGATGCGTTCAGGCATTAAAGACAACTTGCCGCCTTGAAGAACATGCATAGGGGTTTTGCCGCTAGCATTTTCGGTTTTATCGCCTGTTTCGGTTGGGGCTTTGAAATTGATTTTGTGGGCAACTTCGACTTGGTTACTGTCAGAAATCTGGTTAATGGTTAATTCCAAAGTAACTTTGCCTGCTTTGCCGTGAGTCACTACGGCACCTGCTACAGTTGAAAGGAATAGACCTAGTTGCTTTTCAGCTACACCGCTTTTTAGGTCACCAAGAAATTGAGGTACATCGGTTAAATTATTCATTGTTGTTTTCCTCATTTAGGATTTAAAAATTCGGGTCACACTATCGCAGTGACCGCGGTAAACGCCTTTTGAGTCAAGGTGCAAAATCGTTTACTGCCAAGGTTATTTCCAGTATCGACACTCATGGCTTGTCGATTAGCGCCGGTCTCCTAACGCACTGGCTCACTCATCTATTTATGCGAATAAAGGGTCTTCCGCTTCATCAGCTGCGCTTAGGTCTTCGAAATCGTCTTCAGAAGCTACGCCACCGCCTGCAAACGCTTCGCCATCTTTCAGGAATTGCACACCGCGAAGGGATGCGTTGATACGTTTGCCGTAGTTGTTGTCTTGGCACCAAAGCTCAATTGCAGCATTCACGTAGCAACCTGCATAAGGTCGACCGTCTGCTTGAACTAACGGTGTTTTACCGTCACGGTCGAAAATTGTTGGACGGGTTTTATTACGTGCTGAAATAAAGTAGTTACCCGCATAGCCTTCGTAATCGCCTTTAGTGTCACCATCGTGTAAAGCCATACGGTCTTTGGTTTCGATTTCTTTTTTAACTTGAGGCCATTTAGCGCCCCATTTTTCAGCACCCATTTTGTCCATTGCTTTGCGGATTTCATCAAGTTGGGGGTGGTCGCTTGCAAGAATGAAAGACGCAGAGAAAGCAGGTTCGCCTTCACCGTTTACGGTTTTAGCTTCAAACAAAGCAGGGAATGCAAGACGTACATTGTTTAAACGAATTTTCATGTGTATTACTCCGATACTGTTAAATCTTCAAATTGTGGTTTCATGTCCAAAGCGGGACGTTTGTCGCTTTCAGGTGCGACAGTAGGTTTACCGTCCGCCTGAGTAATAAGGGCTTCAATTTTTGTCCATTGGCGCGGGCCGATAACTTCTTCTTTTTGAAGTGCTGCCGCTTTGGTTGGACTAATTAATTTCAGGTCGTACATCTGTTCTGTTTTAAGACGCATACTCTTAAGCAGTTTTTCCGCTTCTTCTGCATCGGCCCAAGCGCGATTGCCTTTCTTGCCTTGAACCATCTTGAAGCCGGGTATCGCTTCACCCGCATGCATCTTTTGATGAACTGTTGAATCAACTGCTTTAATCCATCCTTCAAGAAGGGGAATAACTGCATACATTCGGCTAAGTTGCTCATTCTCTAAACTTGGAACTTGTGCCGTTGCATTGGTAATTTCTTCTTGCAAATCGAGTTGGGTTAAATCCTCAAACTCGCCTGCAATGGTTTCTACCAAGTGTTTTTGTAGCGCAGGGCAAGTTGCCTTTGCTTTACACCAATGGCACTGTTTCTCACCAGGATTAAACGAGCTATCTAGGTCAGCAATTGCGCCCATATCGCCTTCATCTAATCCCGCTTCTAAAGAATGGATGTGAGTAACTGACGCTTTGACATCACGTGCGAAGTCGTAAAGCTCTTCAACTGTTAATACAGATTCAGATTGATAGCCTAAGCGTGGTTGATGGATGACCATTCGTACTTGTTGAAAGTCGCCGAACATTCCGAACGTTGCTAAAGCGCCTAATCCATAAAGGGCGAGTTGTTCATTGCTTTCTGCATCAACCTTTACGCCTTTACCGTATTTCAAGTCGTGGACTTGAATTTCAGTTTCAGTTAGAACAACCGCGTCACTTGTGCCGAAAGAACCTTCAGCACCTGCGAACTCGGAAAAATCAACACGCTGTTCTACAAGCAACTCGTTGCCTTCAGCTTGAGAGCGCACCGCATCTAAATAGATTTGGACGTTCTCAACCATTTCTGCATCTACTGTGAAGAAGCTAGAAACAGCATTTTCAATTTCATTAATCCAATGTGCGTTGCCTTTGAAAATGACGATCGTGTCACCTTCAAAATCCGCTGCATTCTTAACTTGCTCTAAGCATTCCGAAGCAAGGAAATGCGCAGCCGTGCCTAGATCGGCATGCTCTGAGCTGCTGTCAGGTAGGTCTTTCTCAAGAATTACGCTACCTGCACAACGCATCCAACGGTGAGCCGAAGAAGGACTTAATTTTGCATGTGCTGTCATGACTTAATCCTTATTGAGCTGCCGTAAAGCCCGCTGCAACTGCCAAAGCAATAATGATGAACAGGGCAAGGGTAAAACCAATTAACTCACCAACTGTAAACACGGCTTTAATTCGCTTATTTAAAAAATGGGTTTGAGTGTTCATGCGCATTTCCTTATGCAAGTGCTTTTTCGCAAGCTTCAATTACAGCCGCGTATTTATCCGTAGGGATTGTTGCAACCGTAGTAACGCCGATATCACTTAAGATTTGTAAAAGTGCAGCACGGTCTTTTTTAGCTACTGCTAAACAAGCGTCTTTCACTTCTTTTTCAGTGATTTCTGATTTAGTTGTTTCTTCAGCAACTTCATCTTTTGGTTCTTTAACTGGTGCAGTTTCAACAGGTTTTACTTCTTCAACCTTTTCTGCTTTAGGTTCTTTAACTGTTTGAGTTTTTACAGGGTTAGAAGTTTTAACTTCTGCGTTTTTAATTTCTGGCTTTGCTTCTGCCGTTTTGGTATCACCAAATACATAAACTTCGATATTTGAAGCTTGTGCAACGATATCTTTTGAGTTTGTTAAACCCGCTTTGATAAGGTCTTGGCAGATTAGGCTGCGCCATGTATGAATATCTGTTGTCATGGTTTTTATCTCACTTGTTGCGTTTGTCTCAACATGATTGATAAGTTACTCACAACATTAAGTTGCGTCAAGTGCAACTTTTTAGAAATATGCATAAAAAAACCTGCTTTTAAAGCAGGTCTTTGAAAATTAATGAATTAAAGTTTTAACTAAATCTTGTACGGCGTTTTGCGCGATATACATAGCGTACTGAATCGATAACTTGACCCACGAAAATACAATCTTCATCAAGTGGAATGATGTTCGGAATAAAGTTTGGGTTGATGGCTTGAAGGTATCTTGAACCGTCAGATTCAATAATTAATTTCTTAAAAGTTGCATCGGAATGCTTACGAACAACGATTACATCTCCTGATTGCATATCGGCATAATAAACAGATGGGTCTACTAAAATATAATCACCCTCTAAAAATTCAGGCTCATTACTAACGCCCTTTACTTTTAGATAGAAACAATCTTCACATCCATCGTCAGGTGCGGGCAACCATTCTGTTACTTCTGATAAATCAACAGCTTCTGCATTTGTCCAAACGCCTGCTTGTACCCAAGAAAGTACAGGAAGCTTATTGTTTTTGCGAAGTCCTGTAACGTTAGGCTGTTCAATACCTTCTGCCATTTCAAATAGCGCTGACACTGTCACATTAAAAGCTGAAGCAATTTTTTCGAGCTTATCTATATCGGGAAATTGTTTACCAGATTCATAGCGGGAAACATTGCCCTTATCGACCCCTAACTTATCTGCAAGGTCTTGTTGGCTCATCTTTTTAGCTGCTCTCAACTGCTTAATTGCATTACCTAGTCCGGCCTTCATGTGTTTTTCCAAATGTGCGCTATTTAGCATTGTTGAGAAATTTTATTATTAAGTTTGCGTTTGACGCAATAAATTTCAACGCAACAAGTCTTGATAATTTGTTGCGTTTAATGCAACATGAGTCTAATTGTAGGATGAAAGGTAATTAAAAATGTCTACACCGCTTCGTCAAATCAGACTGAAAAATAATTATTCCCTTGCGGAAGTAGCGGCGGCTGTTGGTTCTGACGCGGGGAACTTATCGCGTATTGAAAAGGGCAATCAAAAGCCGTCCTTACAACTGGCAGCAGACCTTTCAAAGTTTTTCAACGAAGAAATCTCTGAGTTAGAGCTTCTTTACCCTGAACGCTACGTAACAGAAGGGTATTTCGAAGACCTCACACAAGAGGAGAATGCCGAATGACTGAAGGTCAAAAATTTGATAACGCTAAACCGCGTTTCTCGTTAATTCCAAAAGGTTCGCTTGCGCCCGTAATCAATGTACTTGAATTCGGTGCGCGTAAATATTCAGAAGACAATTGGCGCAAAGTTGCCAATGCAGAAACACGTTATTTCGATGCAGCTCACCGACACCTAAACGCATGGTGGGATGGACAAACGGCAGACCCTGAAACGGGTGAATCACATTTAGCGCATGCAGTTAGCTGTTTGCTTTTCATTTTGTCATTGGAACAAGAAAAGAGCGTACCGCATGCAATTTGTGGTACTTGCGGATTTGCTCCATGTGAATGTAAGCAAACTCTTGCAAACACGGATACCTACCGACCGTTACGAAACTCTTATTCAGTTGAATGGGGGCGTTGATATGGATGCTAAACAATTTATTCGTGAGTATGGTCTTGTGAAGGCTAATAAAGTTGTTGATGGCGCGCCTAGTAATGCTGAGAGTTTTCAAGATGGTTACTACTTCAGAACTAAGCCGCAATTTGAATTTCACAACGGTTTTCACCCTGTTTGGAACATAACGGATAACGATGGTGCGTATTTCAAAAAACGGGGGTTCGATCCGGTAGGGATTAATGATCTGAAAATGGCGCTTGAAAGTATTCGCATCGTTGATCAATTCGGTGGAATAGAAAAAGCTAAGTTCAAATCACGAACCAAAGACGGGATGGGTTATTTAAAAGAGTGCATCGCGGATGTTGAAGCAATTTATGCTAATCCACAGTTTACCTACACGGTTTTAACTGGCGCACAAGTTGGTTCAGTGCTTCAGCTCACGCCACAAATTGATGACATGGGCGACGATAGTAACTTAGATCATCACGTTTCACCTTTCTGTGAGGTGCGTGACGTATGAGCTATTTCAAGGAACACGGAAAAACCTTACTTGCTCATCACTACATGATTGTGCCGATCAAGCAAGGTTTAAAACGTCCTGTTATGGATGGGTGGCAAAACGTTCGGCTTACTGCCAGTGACATACCGCGCTTTGCAAATCAAGGCGTGGGCATTTTAACGGGTCAAGGGCCTTTCCCAATTTGTGCAGTTGATATTGACGTAACAGACGCAGAATTATCACACCGTTTTGCAGAATGGTGCCGTGATAATTTAGGTGTGAGCTGTGAGCGTGTCGGGAATGCACCAAAAATCTTACTGGTGTATAGAGCTGAAGATTCTGATTGGGGTAAATCAACTTCGGCGTGGTTTGCCGATCCTGCCGAAGCAGATAAACCTTTTAAGGAAATACACAAACATCGTATCGAAGTGCTTGGGCGCGGTCAACAATTCGTCGCGTACCATGTTCACCCTGATACGGGTAAACCGTATGAATGGGTTGATTTCTTCGGTGGGCTAACTGAATTTGCTGCTAATGCTTTGCCGACCATTACTAAAGAACAGGTCGAAGAAGCGGTAAAAGCTTTTGAACGTATGGCCGAAGAACACGGCTTTGTGCGTGTGAAAAACAGCAAATCGCGTATTGGTGCTTTGACGTCTAGTGAACTCGCGGATGAAGAAGATTTATTAATGACGACCACGGCAACAATCGGTTGGTCGTTGGATGATGCAAAAAAATATTTAGAACATATAGACAATGAAGATTATGACACTTGGTTGCGTGTGGGGATGTCTTTACATCATGAGTTTGACGGCAGTGACGTTGCTCTCGAACTATGGAATGAATGGAGTTCTACCGCATCGAATTACGTTAGCTTTGAAGAGCTCGAATACCGTTGGGGTACGTTTAGCGGTAATGGATCAACAATCGTTACGGCGCACTGGTTACTTAAAACAGGTCGTGAATCTAAACAAGCAAAACTTAGATTAGAGAAACGGCAGATTCTTGCTGACATTAAAAATCAGATTGCTGATTGTCGTGACCAACAAGAGCTTTTGCAGGTTGTAGCCAAAGAAGCAGGCAAGGTTGCAGGTACTGACCTTGCTTTACGTACTGAACTATCGGGACTTATCCGTCAGCGCTTCAAGCAATTAACCAAGATCAGTATTTCAGCGCGTGAAGTGAATATCGCAATGGGTGGTCGCAAAGTGCAAATTGCACTTGATGATGCCCAAAAGCGCCCGATGACTGAATTTGGTAATGCTTCAAGAATGCTAGACGCGTACGGCAATGAAATTATGTTTATTGCCGAAACAAATACCTGGTACCGATGGAATGGTGTTTATTGGGAATCGTGCGTGAACATGGTCATCGAGCAGTATGCAAAGCAAACTGTTTTGGCTATGGGTGACGAAGCTAAAAAGATTGAGGACGACTCGCAACGTGCAGAGTTTTATCAGTTCTGTGCTATGTCTCAAAAGGCTTTCATGGTCAAAAACATGGTGACGCTTGCACAATCCGACCCACGTGTATTGGTTCCGATCAAAGAATTAGACAGTGATATTTATTTATTGGGTTGTGCAAACGGCGCAGTGAATTTGCGTGATGGTGAATTGGTTAAGCCAAGTCAAGAATTGCTAATCACATATAGCACTGGTGTTGAATACAACCCTAAAGCCAAATGTCCTCTATTTGAAAAGACTGTTCTTGATGCCTTTTTTGGCGATGAAGAAATGGCTAATTTTTTCCGTCGTTTAATGGGCTACGCAATTTTAGGTAATCCAAAAGAAAACCTTATGGTCATCCCGTTCGGTGATGGCTCTAACGGTAAATCAACCGTACTCACAACCATTTTCAAAGCACTTGGTGATTACGCCAAGATGACGCCCGCTGAAACATTCTTAGGTGAAGGCCGAAGTAATGCAGGTGGTGCGCGTGAAGATTTATTGCGTTTACGTGGTGCCCGTTTTGTCTATGTTGGTGAACCGGAAGAAAACAAGGAATTAAAAGAAGGTTTGGTTAAATCCATGACAGGCGGTGAATCCATCACGGCCCGCGGCCTTTATTCGCGTGTTTCTGTGGAATTCAAGCCAACGTGGACCGTTGTTATGCCAACGAACCATAAGCCAATCATTAAAGGCGGTGACCATGGTATTTGGCGTCGCTTAATGATGATTCCTTTCCAAAGAAATTATGACGCTGACAAGTCCCTTGTTAAAGACCCAAACCGATCTGAAAAGTTGTTAGGTGAACTTGAGGGCGTTTTAGCTTGGCTTGTGCGTGGTGCGCTTGAATATCAGCAGGAAGGCTTGAACGAGCCGAACAAGACGAAACAAGCACGTGACGAATACCGCGATGAAATGGACCTTTTAAAGGACTGGATTAGTGAGTGCTGTGAGCTTGGTGATTATCGCGAAACGTCTCAAAACCTTTGGGTGAGTTGGGAAGCGTATGCAAAAGCACGTAACGAATTGCGCTATATCCCTTCATCAAGGGCGCTAGGTCGGCGGCTTAGTAGCAGATTTCAGTTAATCCGTAGTACAGGCGGCAAACGGCTTTTTGCAGGTATTAGGGTTTCCGTAACTCCTGATTCCGAATTATTTGCAGATGAGAGTAGTAAGCAATGAGAGTTGAACACGTAGTTTTTTGCGTATACGCAAATTTCTGCGTGTTTGTTGGTGTAGGCAAGTCTAACGAGTGACGTTAGTGACGTTTAAAGTGCGTTTTTCCCTTAATTTCTATTTATATATATAGGACTTTTAGGAAAAAAGAATAAATAACGTCACTAACGTCACTCCAAAGACAAAAACGCAGAAATTAACGACTTGGAGGAGCGCGCCCATGCCTGTTTTGGCTTTTCTCCCTGAATTTGTAGTGAAAGACAAAGTAAAGCGTAGCTCTGAGCCAAAAGTTACAGAGGAAGACGTGAAAAACATTCGAGCACTACATAAATCGGGCATGTCTTACAGACAACTTGGTCATAAATACGAAATTTCCCATGAGATGTGCAGACGTATTTGCACAGGGTATTGCTATAAGGAGGTCTTCTAATGGCTTTACGTGGAAAACAACAACGATTTGTTGATGAATATCTGATTGATCGTAATGCAACGCAAGCTGCAATTCGCGCAGGATATTCTGCAAAAACTGCATATTCAATCGGCGAACAGAACTTGAAAAAACTTGAAGTTAAAAAAGCCATTGAAGAAGGCGAAAAAGAACTTGCAGAACGCAACAAGATCACTCAAGACAAGGTATTAAATCGCTTATGGGAAATGGCAACGGCTGACCCTAACGAATTAACGCGATACACACGTGTTAATTGCCGATTCTGTTGGGGTATTGACCACAATTACCAATGGACAGTAGGCGAATTTAAAAGAGCAATTCAACACGCGCACGACACGAATGCACCTGAACCAAAATGTGAAGGCGGTTTAGATTTTGATCGTCTCAAAGCGCCGAATCCAGATTGCCCAGAATGCCGCGGCGAAGGCGTTGGATATACGTATATCGCAGATACGACACGTGTAAGTGACCAAGCCAAATTGCTTTATGCAGGCATTAAAGAATCTCAACACGGCATAGAAATCAAAATGAATGACCAAGTGGCGGCATTGATTAAAGCTGGCCAACACATTGGCATGTTCAAAGAGCGTGTGGAACTTGGTAACGACCCAGAAAACCCGCTAACCGATCCAAAAGCAGCAAGCACACAGCTAAGCCTACTTGCCAAGTTGAAAAAGGCTAAGGCTAAAAATAAGGGGGAAGACGATGCATAAAGTTCATACCTTAAAAACCGATTCAGAAGTTTTTCAAGCGGTATCTGATGGCCGTAAAACATTTGAGATTCGTTTCAATGATCGAGATTTCAAAGTTGGTGATGATTTGATTTTACTTGAGACGATTTACTCAGGTGAACAAATTAAGCAAGGCAAGCCACTTCTGTATTCAGGTAATGAAATTCACAAAACAGTTTCATACGTATTGAGCGGCTATGGACTGAAAGAAGGATGGGTAATATTGGGGATTCAAGGCCCAAACCACAACACATCATGCACATATCAATTTGAACTTGCATTTCACAACCTGCAAGACACGCCTGAGCTACGCAAGATTTATTGGTCTGCATTAGGCCAATTGCAATTTGATTCTAACGATCAGGTTATTCCACCAGAGCTTGAAGAGTGCCCATGTTGTAAGGGGAATCAAGATGCGTGAACAGCACAACTACAAAATCGGGCAACAAGTCTATTTGCCCACGAGACGGAAGTATTACTACATCAACGGCATTCATACAAACAAAGGCTGTTGGCTAACAGGTATTGAAGATTTCACTTTGTTACTGAATGAAGAACCAAACAAAGCAACCAAGCACGATAAGACATTTTCGTGTTCAACCTTGGCAAGTGGAGGTTATTTGATAATGGATAAATACTTTTGGATTTTCCTAATGGTTTTGGTTATTTGCGCCACTTACGCAAAGGTACACGGTGTGAACCTATGACAAATACTTTCTCGCTGACAGCTTTTCTCATTTCAGTATTTATCAATCTGCTTATTCCTTTGTTGTTGGTGAAATTCTGGCACCTAAAGAAATCAGCATTTTTTAGCTGCTTAACATGGTTCTTAATGTTTGCAGTGGTGGGTGAGTATTTCAGGCTTCAGGAAAACCACATCAGAGATTTAGCCGATGTTTGGTTTCTCTTTGCCATTAGTTACATGACCATCTTTGAATTTGGTGATTGGATTGACTATGAACAAGCCTAACGATGACGAACTACTCGCATTAATTGCGGATATGAGCGAATCAGAAATTGAGCAATTTATTAATTCGCTTGATGAAGATGAACGTGCAGTTATCAGCAGGATTCTTGCAAATGCACCTGTGTGGTTCCCGCTTGAAGGTCCGCAAATGGCTGCTTACACATCGGATGCTGACATTATCGGCTACGGCGGTGCAGCGGGTGGGGGCAAGACCGATTTGATTGCAGGCTTGTCACTCAATGTCCATAAACGCGTGCTGATTGTACGGCGCGAGAAGGCACAGACAGACGGCATTGTGCAACGTATCGAAGAGATCGTAGGGCACAAGAACGGGTACAACACGCAAAAGTCAGCATGGCGCTTTGACAATGGCCGTCTCTTAGAGTTCGGCGGCCTTGACAACATGGGTGATGAGAAACGTTGGCAAGGGCGTGCGCATGACTTGAAGGCATTGGATGAAGCTACAGAAATCCGTGAGTCACAAGCAATGTTCGTAATGGGTTGGAATCGTACTAGCGACCCAACGATAAAACCAAAGTGCCTTTTGACATTTAACCCGCCTACTACAGCCGAAGGCCGTTGGGTTTTAGATTTCTTTGCACCTTGGATTAAGAAAGGGCATCCGAACCCTGCACAGCCGGGCGAGTTGCGTTGGTTCGCACGTATCGGCGGCAAAGATCAAGAAGTTGAGAGTAATAAACCCTTTGTACTTATTGACGATCAAATTGTTTATGACTTTGACCCTAAAGACTACAAGCCCGAACTCATCATTAAACCTAAATCACGCACGTTCATTCCTGCACGTGTGACGGACAACAAGTACTACATGGAAACAGGCTACATGAGTACCTTGCAAGCATTGCCTGAACCTTTGAGGTCACAAATGTTATACGGAGATTTCGGTGCGGGTATTGAAGACGACCCTTGGCAAGTTATTCCTACAGAATGGGTTGAAGCGGCTCAAGCACGTTGGAAACCACTTGAAGACATGCGCATTTTGCATCGTGGAGATTTCAAGATGGATTCTTACGGATTGGACGTTGCACGTGGTGGGGGCGATAACACGATCGGCTTCGCGCGATATGCACATTGGTATGACAACCCGAACGTACTTGAAGGTAAAGATTCACCAGACGGACCAACAAGCGCATCGTTTGCTGTTTCACATGTTCGTGACCATGCGCCCATTCATGTCGATGTCATTGGCGTTGGTGCAAGTACATACGATTTCTTAAAGCAATCAGGCATTCACGTTGTACCTGTAGACGTACGCAATGCTGCAACTTCTTTCGACCGTTCAGGGCAACTTAGTTTTTACAACTTGCGTTCTCAACTCTGGTGGCAATTCCGAGAAGCATTGGACCCCGCATACGGCAGCACAGTTGCTTTGCCACCTGAACCAAAGCTTTTAGCAGACTTAACTGCACCACGTTGGGCGTTGCAAGGTACCAAAATCAAAGTGGAATCTCGAGAGGAAATTATTAAGCGTATTGGCCGCAGTCCCGATTACGGTTCAGCAATTATCAATGCGCAAATTGATACGCCTAAACGCCACATTATGCAGGCGATCAATGCATCAGCTGCTAGACGTGATTACGACCCATACGCGTAGTGTCAACAGGAAACAGGGCCTTTTCAATGTGCCAATCGCATAATGTCGAAAAAGGCAAAACTAATCGGAGCCCTTCAATGTGCGTGAAAAATATTCTTGACGGCGTAACCAATATTCTTGGGATGGATGCACCAAAGGCGCAAGTCATTGCACCGCCAAAGCAACCAACGCGCCAAGATTCTAAATCTCCTGATTCATCCGCGACCATTGACCGTGTACAGCAAGCACAAAATTCCATGTCTGGTGGTATTGCAAATACGCTTTATACCGATGCTCAAGGCGTGAGTGACGAAGATTTGCGCTTAGGCAAGAAAACTTTATTAGGCGGTTAAGATGACTGAAGACGATATCAGAGCGCTGAAAAAACGGTTTGATGCTGTTTGGCAATTACGTGTAAATGATATGGACGATTATTGTGCCGAATTAGCATTACACGTTTTGCCTGCTGCCATCAAAACGATTAAAGACCAAGAAAAGCATGACCGATCTGCATGGTCCAAAATTGTTGATAACACTGGTAAAGACTCGTTGAAAACCCTTGCAGCGGGTATGGTATCGGGCACTTGTTCGCCAAGTCGTAAATGGTTCACCTTGCAAGCCGCAGATGAATCATTGCAAAAGGATATTGAAGTTCGCCAATGGCTTAAAGCTGTTGAGGATGCTTGTTATGTTGCTTTTTCAAAAAGCAATGTTTATCGAACTGTGCATCATATTTACATGCAAGAAGGCGCTTTCGGCATCGGTGCGGCACTAGCTCCTGAACATGGCCGCAATTCAAAAGCTCAACTCATGGATTTAATACCGCTTACTTTCGGTGAGTTTGCTATCACAACGGACGAGTTTAATAAACCGAACGGCGTTTATCGCAAATTCAAATTAACCTCTATCAACATGGTTAAATATTTTGGATTGGATAACGTTTCGGATGCTATTAAGAACGCGTTTGAAAATAAAAACTACGAACAAGAGTTTGAAGTTTGCCATGCAATTTATGAACGAGTAGATGCAAAAGGGTATGGACCTAAAAACATGCCTTTCGCTTCAATTTACTATGAACCAAGTTCATCAAATAAATTGCTACGCGAAAGTGGCTTAATGAGTTTTCAGGTTATTTGCGGACGTTGGACTGTTTCAAGTAGTGATGTGTACGGCGAAGGACCTGCAAGCGATTGCATTGGTGATTTACGTGCATTACAGAAAGGTCATCAACAAATTGCAGTAGGTGTGGACTATCAAGTTCGACCGCCTTTGCTTTTACCTGATTACTTGAAAGGTCATGAGCGTGAGACATTGCCAAACGGTATTGCATTTTACCAAGCGTCACCAACGAGCCAAGTTGCACAAGTTCAAGCAATGTTGAATGTGCAATTCGATTTGAACGGTGTTATGGCGCAGATTGCACAATGTCAAGAGCGTGTTAAACGCGCATTTCATACAGATTTGTTCATGATGCTTGATGCTTTTGATAAAGGCAAAATGACCGCTACAGAAGTATATGAACGCAAATCTGAAAAGATGCTCATGCTTGGTCCGGTAGTAGAACGTCAAATTGATGAATTATTGCGTCCACTCGTTGAAATCTGCGTTGAGCGTGTATTAGCAAACAGTGAATACCTACGCCAAATTGCACCAGAAGCTATTCAAAACGCCGATGTCGAAATCAATTTCGTATCCATACTTGCACTTGCACAGAAATCTTCTGGTTCGGCAATTCTTGAACGTGCCCTTGCCATGATTGGGCAAGTAGCCCAAGTCGACCCGCAAGTACTTGATAAAGTTGATACAGATAAATTTATGGATGAATACGCAGAGATTAACGGCGTATCGCCTGATATTTTCCGTCCTCAACGTATCGTTGACCAAATCCGTAGTGACCGTGCAGCACAACAACAAATTGCACAGCAACAAGCCCTTGCTGCCCAACAAGCACAAACGCAAAACACTAACGCCAATACGGTTAAGACCGTAAGCAATACAGATGCAGAAACTTTGTCTGACATGTTCTTGCAAGGCGGTGGCGCATGAGCGATTTAGAAACCAAAGCTAAAGAAAATAAGAGTGAACGTGACCAGGAACTAAATGACCTGCGCTCAATCTTGGAAACGGAACACGGTAAACGTTTTCTAATGCGATTAATTGATCGGGCAAGCATATTTCAACCCACCTATGGCGGTGGGTCACAAATCAGTGATTTTGCTTTCATGGAAGGCCGCCGAGAGTTTGGCCTATACATCCTTGGTGAAATCACACAAGCCAATTCAGATGCATGGCTAGACATGCAGAAACAACGATTTTCAAAACTTAAAGAGAAGGTGAACCATGAGCGAAGTGACAACAACTACGACAGCAACTGATGCAGCAACTACCGCTACTACAACGGATACACCTGCTGTAACTACAACTGCTACTGAAACAGGTGGGGGCAATCCTGCTACAACTCAGGTTGAAACCACACCTACTACAAGCACTACTACAGAAAACACTGAAACAAAGCCTGAAGTTTTATTAGGTGGTGAAGAGCCGCCTGCAGAACAGCCAATTCAATACACAGATTTCACTATGCCTGAAGGGTATTCACTGAACCCAGAAGATTCAAAAGCACTTCAGGAGCTTGGGCAACAGTTCAAAATGCCACAAGAAGCAGTGCAAAAACTTGTCGATTTAGGCGTGCAAATGCAACAACGACAAGCGCAGGAACAGCAAAAAGTGATTGCTTCTTGGGTTGATGCGGCTAAAGCGGACCCTGAATACGGCGGGGAAAAATTGAAGGAAAACCTGTTGACAGCACAACGCGCCTTCAGCTTACCACGTGGCGCTGAAATCTCTAAGATTCTCTTTAAGAGCGGACTCGGTAACCATCCCGCTGTAATTGGCTTTATGACAGAAGTTGGTAAGTTGTTAGAAGGTGACAACATGACACATGGAAAAGGCACAAATACAGCGAACGTGGCACCAGCGGCCGTATGGTATGACAAATCATAAGGAATACTTAGATGCCTACGATTGTACAAACAAACCCAACATTAGCCGACGTTGCCCATAACATTGGTACGAACTCTAAAGTTGGGGCGATTATCGAAGTACTCAACAAACGTCAAGACTTACTTGACGATGCTGTAGTGCTTGAAGCAAATAGTGGTACCCACAATAAAACTAGCGTTCGCTCAGGTTTACCAAAAGGTACATGGCGTAAATTGAACTATGGTGTGCAACCCGAAAAAACATCACGTGTTCAAGTCTCTGATAGTACTGGTCAGTTAACTTCGTATTCAGAAGTTGATAAAACCTTGTACGACCTTCAAGGCGAAAATAAAAAACAATGGCGCTCTGAAGAAGATGCAGGCTTCTTAGAGGGTATGTCACAAGAGGTAATGGAAAACATTATCTATGGTGATGTTGCAGGTGATGTATCTACCTTTAACGGTTTAGCAACGCGTTACAACCATCTTATTGACCCTGAAACAGGCGTAGCACCTGCAAACGCTGTAAACATTCTGGATGCAGGCGGTACAGGCACTGACAATACGTCAATTTACATTGTGCAGTGGGGGCGTGAAAAAACTCACTTGTTCTATCCGCAAGGTACGCAAGCGGGTCTTGATATTCAGGACAAAGGGCAACAAACGGTACTTGATGCGCAAGGCGGCCGTTATGAAGCAATGCGAACATACTTCCAATGGGACGTGGGTTTATCTGTACGTGACTGGCGCTCGGTTGTTCGTATCGCAAACATTGATGTTTCGGACCTTTCAAAAGACGCATCTACTGGTGCAAATCTTATTGATTTATTGGACGAAGCACTTTCTCTCTTACCACTTGCAGGTTCAGCACGTACAGCAATCTACATGAACCGTACTGTTAACCAAGCGCTTAAAGGCCAAGTCAATCACTTTAAAAATGTGCGCTTGACTCTTGAAGACTTCCGTAAAGACGGTAGCCGCAAAATTCAAGCATGGGATGGTGAGCCGATTCGCATCTGTGATGTGATTCTTAACACTGAAGCCCGTGTAGTTTAAGGAGAATTTAACCATGGCATTAGTTGATAAATTACTACAGTTCTCCGATAAGCAAGCTATTGCGGCGGGTGCTAGTACTTTCACTTTGGGCACAGTGCATAAATCTGTTGGTACAGCGGGTTTACCTATCTGCCTTCAAGGGCATGTAGTTGGGCCTGCAAATGCTACCGTTACAGTGACACTTGAAGAAAGTGCGGACGGTACAACTTATACAGCGGCAGCCGCATCAAAAGCGTTTAAAGCCGATGAACTGAACAAAGGTACGTTCTTTTACGTAAACAGTGCGACAAAACGTTTTATCCGTTTGTCTTATGCGGTTGCCAATGCGCCTACTGGATCTATTTCGGCTTGGTTGGGCAATGAAGCGGATATCCGTACAAACTATGACGCTGTAAGCGGCGCAACTGTTCCAGTTTAATCGAGGTACTTTAGATGTCAGACCAAGCATTAGTAGTTGCTATCAAAAAAGGTTTTTACCACGGTATTCGTGACGTAGGTACAGAGTTCTATGTGCCTGCGGGTTTAGTGAACCCAAAAGTAAAAACTTGGTTTAAGCCGGTTGAAGAAAAGCCGAAAGCATCAGGCCGCGGCGCGACAGGCTCAACACAAGCTGAGTAAAGCCTATGAGATCAATTGTTGATCTTTGCAATTTAGCCCTGTCGCATCTCGCGCAGGGCTATGTTGTAAATGAACTAACCGAACCGACAAAGCATGCAAGATTGTGTAATACCTTTTACCCAATTTGCCGTAGAGAGCTGTTGGACAACGAACATCAATGGACGTTTGCCGTTAAGCGCGTTCGCTTGAATGTCGATGCAGGGAATGAGTTTGGCACGGCGTATGTTCTACCGAGCGACAAGGTCCGCATATTTCAGCTTGAATCAGGCAGCCGATTCTATGTAGAAGGCAATCTTCTATTCACAGAAGATACCGCACCAATCTTACGCTATGTTCACGATGTGAAAGACTTGGCATTAATGCCCGATTCTTTCAAGACCGCTCTATCTTATTTGTTGGCCGCACGAATAGCAGGCCCTTTGACACAGAATGAGCAAAAACAAATCTCCATGATGCAGCTTTATGAAATTGAAAAGAACAAAGCAATTTTCATTGACCTGCAACAACATCGGATTGAAGCACGGCCTGAGCATACAGGCTCAATGTTTGAGGCACGATAAATGCAATATTCGTTTAATGGTGGCGTAATTTCGCCTGACATGTTTGGTCGCATTGATCAGGCGAAATATCAGACTGGTGTAGCTAAATGCAAAAACCTTTATGTCGAACTGTTTGGCGGGGTTGTCTATCGTGCAGGCTTCCGCTACGTACACCATTACCCGAAAACAATGGGCAAAATGCGTTTAATCCGTTTTGTTTTTAGTGAAGAGCAAGCCGTTGTTTTGGCTATTCGTGCAGGCGCTATAAATTTCTTTGCTGACGGCGGTATGCTGCTGAATGAAAACAATGAACCTTTAGAAGTTGCAGTACCGTATGCCGAAGAGCATTTAATGCAACTACGTTATGCTCAATCTGCGGACGTTGTGACAATAACCCATCCTAACTATCCACCTAGAAAAATTATTCGTAAGAGCGCAACGGAATGGATAACAGAACTGGTTACAGTGGGATATGGCATTGGCACACCACAAAATGTTGCCGCAACTGCCCATATTGAAGATAAGTATAAACCCGGTGGAAGTATGCACGACTCATACATTGAGCGTGATTATTCTTACCAAGTCACCGCAGTTAATGAACAAAATGAATCTGCTGCATCTTTAAAGGTTGTTGTACAAAACGACTTAACACTAGCGGGGAATTACAACACGATTACATGGGATGCGGTAACAGGTGCGAACCGTTATAACATTTTTAAACTACGATCTGGTTTAGCAAGCTTTATTGGTGAAACAACTGAAACAAGCTTCACAGACGATAATATTGAGACAAACGGTTCAATCACACCGCCATTAATTCGTAATCCTTTTGAATTTTACCCGACCGCAGTTGCATATCACGGGCAGCGAAAAGTGTATGGCGGCGGTTATAAATCGCCCCAATGGATTCGCATGTCGCGTACGGCAACGGATGACAATTTCGGGTACCACATTCCTACTCAAGATACAGATTCAATTCAAATAAGGTTTGCTGCCCGCGATGGTAACGGTGTAAAACACCTAGTTACAATGAGTGATTTACTTATTTTGACAAGTGGGGCCCTTTGGAAAATGTCAGCGGATGGAGCCGTAACAGCTGCTAGTGTGAACATGAACAAGCAGTATAGTACAGGTGCAAATGATGTGACACCCGTTGAAGTTGATGGCGCTACAATTTTTTCCTCTGATCAAACAGGGCACGTACACGAAATATCATTGGCAAGCGGATACAACGCATCTTTTTATCAAACAATTGACTTATCAATAATGTGCCCACAACTTTTTGATGGGCAAAAAATTATTGATTGTGCGTTATTGCGTAACCCTTTGAATATTATATATTTTGTACGTGGCGATGGTGTTTTGCTTTCATTAACATATGAGCCAAAGCAACAGGTTTGGGCTTGGGCAGAGCATCACACCAACGGTAAATTTTTGTCTATTGCAGAAATACCGGAGGATGATCAATCTGTTTTATATGCGTTTATTGAGCGTGACGGTTTTTATACCATTGAACGTATGCTTACAAGGCAGCCGTTAGATATGCAGGATAAGTGCTATTTAGATAGCAGCATTCAGTATAAGGGCAGCCCTACATCAACTTTAACCGGATTAGATTGGCTTGAAGGACAAACAGTATCTGTATTTGCAGATGGTGGCGTTAAACCCGATGTAAAAGTAGAAAACGGCACAATAAAACTGCCACGTGAATTATCTAATATTTGGGTTGGTCTGAATTATGAAGCTGAACTACAAACATTGCCAATTTTTCAAGAACAAAATGACCCCGTTAAACCTAAAGTCGTCAATAAAGTTCACCTAAGAGTAAGAGAGTCTCAAAACATTTTGGTCGGTGCGAACCAAGATATCGAGGACCGTACACCAATCGATGGGTTTAAACCGCGCAGTAATGAGCGCTATGGTAGCCCTCTTAAATTGTATTCAGGTTTAATAGAGGTACCAGTTGACAGTACTTACGAAAGTGACATTCAAATTACTGTAAAACATGATAAACCTTTACCTATGAAGCTATTGGCAATTGAGGTAAAAATGACATGAGACGAAATAATATTGAAATTCGTAAGCCAACTGAGCGCGATATTCGTATTCTTGTTGAAAACCTGCGCGATGCCGATAAAGATGAAATGAAAGCGTACTTCAATGACAACTTTCATTGGATGATCAAAATGTCTATCAAGCATTCAAGTGATGCTTGGACTGTAGTAGTTAACGGTAAATTGCTTTTTATTTGTGGCGTTGGGATGTCAAGTTTAATTGGCAACGTTGGTTGCCCGTGGTTACTTGGCACGAATTTCATAAAACAATATCCGTTTGAATTTTACAAACAATGCCAAAGTATTTTAAAGGAAATGCGGTCGGAGTATGCCGTTCTTGTAAATCATGTGTATGAAAAAAACGAGAATGCTATACGTTTCTTAAAAAGACTAGGCTTTGATTTAAAAAAAGCAGAACCATACGGCGCGAACAATAAAATGTTTCATCCGTTCGTGATGGGGGCGTTATGACAAATCCATATGCATATGCAGCGGTTAAAGGTGTAGAAGCGCTTTCCAATTACGCAAAAATGAAGGCGCAAAAACAGGCGTTTAAGCAACAAGAAAAGCTCGCCCTTTACAATGCAACCCTTTCAGATAATCAGGCTCGGCAAGCCATCGAAGATGGTACCAATGCCGTAACTGATTATCAGCGTAACGTTTCGGCCTTTAAATCAAGCCAAATTAACGCCCTTGCGGAGAATGGTATTGATGTAACACAAGGTTCAGCCATTGATTTACTTGCTTCAACAGAGATGCTTGCTCAAGGTGATATTGATTCAATTAAATACAATGCTGCGCTTCAGTCTTGGGGGCACAAGGTTCAAGCCACAAATTACCGCAATCAAGCCGAAAATTATCGTGTTGCTGCGAAGTCCATTAGACCTGTATTAAGCACGATACTAAACCTTAGTGGGGAAGCTGCTGCCGCATTTGGTTCAAGTATGGGTAAAGGCGGTTTAGGGGGCGGGATTGAAAGCGGTTCTGCATCTAGTGGCGGTTCTGACTTTGCTTCAAGCCTTTATGGTATAGGTGGCAGTAATTCGCAAGGCGCGTCATGGCAAAATTATAATTGGAATTGGTTTGGAGCTAGTTAATGCGTATTCCACAATTTAATCGACAAGTTTCTGACAATAGCGTTCCAAATGTTCAAGTTAATGGGGGCATATCAGCAGGCGAAGCGGCAAGCCTAGTTGGTAATAAAACTGATAGCTTAGTTGGCGCACTTAATTCAGGTTTGAATGCGTACCAAGCATACCAAGATGAAGCGGACCGCGTACGTGTTATTGATGCCCAAAATAAACTCGCTGAATTAAAACTTCATTTGCAAAATAATGATGTCGATGGGTACGGCAACAAAAAAGGGGTAGATGTAGTAAGTTTTGATGATGGCAACGGTGGAGGGTTTGTAGATTACTATACAAAAGCCTATCAAGACGGTATTGGGCAAATTGCAAATACTTTAGGTAATAGCCGTCAACGTGCCTTGTTTAAAGAAATGTCAGAACGTGACGCGGTGCAGTTCAAAGGCTCATTACAAAATTACTTTGTACGTGAAAATGACGTTTATCAACAAAGCGTTTATTCATCATCAGCAGATCGTTTTATTCGAGAAATAAACGAGAACCCTGGTGACTTCACTAAGATTGATGAAAGCCGTGCTAATCTTAAAGCGTCTTTAGGTAAATTAATGAATCTTGAAGGAAAGGCAGCGACTGAAGCAGAAAACATTTATCTTAAAAATGTCTCGGTGGCCCACATCACAAACATTAGCGCCTTTGTCGAAAATGGTGATTTAAAAGCAGCACTTGCCTATAAAAATAAATATAAAGACGAGATTTCATTAGCAGATAGCTTTAAGGTAGATCAGCGTATTCATCAAAAACTTGAAGATCAGCAAGTCGAATCTTTAGTTAATATGGCCACAACTGGAACACAAGAAGGCAGCAACCCTGCTTTAAATGTTCCCCCACAAGCATCAGCAAAAATTGCTCAGGAGCTTAAAAGTCTTACACCTGATCAGATGAAAAACATCAAATACAATGATCAGCGTTTAGATGTTTACACCGTACATGCAGCAAAAGAAAAAGACATGGATTGGGCCGCACCACTTTTACTTGCTATTCGTTTATCTGGTGAAAAATCAAATAACGATGCCGTATCACCAAAAGGTGCAAAGTCGGTTATGCAATTTATGCCCGAAACATGGAAAGAGTACAGTAATAATGGCAAGCGGGATATTAATAACCCCGCAGATACTATTGATGCTTCATTAGAGTTTATTGACTGGATTAGCAAAAAATATAAAACCAAAGACCCAATGGTTATTGCGGCTTATTATAACGGCGGGGGCAATGCCGCTACTGCTGTTTTAAAAGGGGGACAACCCCCTGCGACTGAAACACGTAAATACATTCAGCGCATAGATAAATGGTTAACTGAAGATTTTGGTAAGTATGCAAATAAGCCTGCAAAAACACGGGAACAAGCTTATGAAGATATTTGGAATAGCAACGTTCCGGTAGATGTTAAGCAAAAGGCCTTGATTGCTACAGATCGGTACTATAGCGGACAAGATAAAGCCAAAGAAGAACGTCAAAACAAAGAATACGACACATTATACAAAAACATCGTGTCTGGAAAATATACGTTTGAACAGATACCCGCAGGGAGCATCACATCATTAGAGCCTAACCAGATCGATAGTTTGCGTTCGGTGAGTAAGTCGATTTACTCGAAAGATGTTAAAACGGATCCTGTTGTTTTAAGCATGATTACGCTTAATCAAGAAGAACTTTTAAAAGGTAAACCAAAATCAGTTTTACATCAGTATGCTGACAAATTGTCGCCTTCAGATTACCAAGAAGTTACTAAAATGTACGCTGAACAAAACGGCCTTAAGGATGGTAAAAAAGAAAAACCAAAGACTTTCTTGATCGATGACAACACTGTATCGAGTGCATTAAAACCTTATCTCGGCACTATTGGTATTACTGATACAAAAGATAAAAAGCAGCTTTTACACTATAACGCAGTTAAAACGGATTTAATGCAAACTCTAAGAGAGGCCGAAGCTAAAAACGGGGGATATCTAAGTTGGGAACAGGTAAACCGTGTTGTTTTGAAAAATATTAATAACCAAGTGCGTGTCACTACTTCACGGCCTTTCTTTGAAGATAAAGTTGAAATGAACCGTGTTTATGCACAAGTAAAAAGTAAAGCTGATATAACTGATTCAATGAAGACAAAAATTGATAATATATTTAAAAAGCAGGGTAGAAATCCTAATAACGTTACGGATTCAGAATATATCAATGCTTACTATTCAATAATGCGAAGGGGTTTTTAATGAGAAAAATTAGTTTAGGGCTTTTATTTTTAATTTCTAGCGCATGTGCTGTTTCTGCCGAAGAGCCTTTGCAGCCGTATCCAGTTACTTTAAAAAAACTACCTCAACAGGAATTTGGTCAATTAGTTTATAAACTGTTGCCGAATAAAAATGAGAAAAAGCTCTATTGGGATTTTCGGTCAAACGATAAATCAATAGTTTGGCTTGACAGCTTTTATGTTGAGAAAAAATTAGAAGATGGAACATTCCATTCAAGTAGAAAGGGTGTTGCGCGTGTAAATGTTCTGGGCACAAAAAGTACTATTGTAGATCACCGTACTTACGAACTTCCTTGGTCGGTAATGATGGAGGGAACTGTAGGTAAATTTGGACCAAATACAATTTCTCTATATCCCGCCACAGTTGCGCGTGAATATGAAAATATTTGTTTTGGTGAAAATTTTGATAATTGTGAATTCTCACCTTTTAAGTCTTTAACCAAAGCAAATATTAAATTTAAAAAAGTATGTGAAAAGAATTTCGGGGCTTTGAATTTTGAAGAAGCATATCTTTTAACTTCGCCAAGTAAAAAAGCAGTTTATGGAATTTGGCAATCAAGTAGTGGTTCTGGCGGTACAAGTAATTTATTTAGAATTGACTATTCAGAAAACCAAAAACAGGTCTGCGATACTTTGATGAGCGGGCTTTAAATTTTAATTGCCATAAAAGGATGTGTAAATAAATGAGCACTACAGAAAAAAGAAAATTAATAAATAGCTTATTTTCATTTTCTTGCAGCGCATTTGTTATAGGCTTTTTCTTTTACTCTTTTGTTAGTTTTGAAAGCTATTACAGATATGAAAATTTAATTAATATTTACAGTATGCTTTTGTTTTTCATAAACATAATTATAGCTTTTTTAACTCTTAAATTTAGTCATATATTATCAGATGAGGAAGTGGATTATTTAGATAATTCTAAAACCATAGGTTTGCAAAATGGAAATATTTTAGGGCTTTTATTTTTAAGTTTTTTCAACATCTTACTTTTCAATCCATTTTTCTCTTTTGTAGAGTTTTTTGATAAAGGTGAAGAAAGCTTGAATCTAGCTTATTTAGCAATGACATGTTCACTTTTTGTTGGTGCAGTTTTATTGTACACATCTCGACAGCAAATCAAATTGTTAAGCGAATAACCAAGCTGTCAACAGCAAACGGCAGTCTAATCAATAACAGCATTTAAGATTACAAATAACCGTAGTCTTAAGTGCTTTTATTATGTCTGATCAAAATACAAATCTGACAATTGGTCAATTATTCGAATTAAACCAAGGCAAGAACCCAACGCAAATCGCAGATACAGAAGCCCGTGCGCGTAAGGCTGCACGTTCGTTGGGCTTAGACTATAACAAGATGACAGAAACGCCTGAACAGATCGTTTCTGTTGCGGATGAGGTAAACACTCAAAAGCGCGTCAATGAAGTTGTTGCAAGTGACCCTGTATTGGGTAAATACGCACTTAACCCAAATCAAGCCGCTGTTTCACTTGATGACTTTGAAAATCTAAAAGACATTAGCGATAAAGTATCCTTATTGGGTTCGAGTTTGAATAAACCGTATGAACCTGTTTCATACCAAGACATACAAAATGTTTTGTCTAAAGGAACATCACCAGAACAAAAAAAGAGACTGAAAGAACTAGGCATTTACGAAGACCCTCAAAAGCAGGTCAAGCCGAATGTAAACCCTAATTTACTTGATACGTTAAGTACATCATTAGTGCCCCAAACATCTGACCAAGTTTTCAAAGAGCATTACGACCGCATCAAGAAAACAACGGGCGTAATGGCTGCTGAACGCTTTAAAAAGTATTATGAAAATCAAGTTTATTGGATGGAGCATACAGCAAGCGCCGAACCATCTAGCCCTCAAGAACAAGGCAATCGATATGTAAATGCGGCTATTCGGGCTGTTGCGGCTATTGGTCAGACAGAAGGCGCAGTAATTAGTGCGACAACAGGAAACGATAGCCTTCTTAACTTGGCAACACGAGTAAAAAATAAAGCCGCGCCTTCACAAGAAATGACACAAGCGCTTTACCAAGCACAACTTGCAGCACAGACAAATAATGCAGGTGTGTTGGGTGCGGCACAAGAACTGGTTAGCAATGCTGATGCAGGTGTGTTGGGTGAGTTTTTAATTGAACAAGCACCCCCCGCATTAGTTGGGTATTATGCAGGCGCAGGGGCAGGCGGTGTTTTAACAAATTCACTTATCCGAAATACAGCTAAATATGCACCTATGGTGATGAACCTAGAAAAGGCAGCTAAGTTAGTACGTGGTGTAACAACCGCAGGTAATGCGGCACAAGGCGCATTAGGTGCAGGCACGGCCGATGCTCTTGTGTCATATGGTCAGAACATGGCAGAAGCCCGTGAGAAGTTTTTAACCCGCCAAGAACAGATTGATTATGCAGCTGCAAAAACATGGGGTTCGGCTAAATATTCAGCATTGGGCGGTGCATTAATGCCCGTAACTTTTGGAGGTCCGTTGCGTACGGTCGGAGGTCAAGCAGTCATTCAGTCCGCTGCGGGCATGTATTCCGTTAAAGGTGCGGCTGATGCTGTTGGTGAAAAAGCCGATCCAGTCGAAACGGCTTTAGAAGGTTTGTTAGAAGTTGCAACAGCTGCGCCTGAAGTAGCAATTACATCTGCGGCCAAAGTTAAAAACCAACGTACAGCACAATTTGCATTAGACCAATTGCGACAAGATCAACAGCAAGATGCTGTTCGTTCAAGTACGTTTGCAGCTGTACTTAACAACCTTATTGATCGCAACAAAGAAAGCAAGACATCTCAACGTGATGACTCTGCAAGCCAAGCATTTATCAAACAGGCAGTTGAAGAACACGGCGCGGTTGAAGAAGTTTATATAGATGGTCAGACCTTCAACCAGTTATTGCGTGACCGTAATATTGAGCCAACCGATTTATTTGAACGAGCACCAAGTCTGCAAGATCAGTTGGGCACAGCGGAAACATTTAATGGCACTGTACAGATACCAGTGAATGAGTTTGTTTCTGCAATGTCGGTTGTTGAGCGTCCAACAGATTTTGTTGAGAAAGTTCGTTCAAGCCCGGACATGCCAACTTATCGCGAAGCCCAAGAGAACCTTGCAAAAACAACGGAACAAATGCAGCAAGAAGCCGATACATATATGGCTGAGCAAGCCCGTTTTGAAAGTGCTGAAGATGCAAAAGAGTTGGTTGCAACTGAAGTACAAAACCAATTGGCTAAAGTCGGAACATTTACGGCTAAATACAATCGTGCAGCGGGTGAATTAACTTCGGCTTTCTACTCAACGTTAGGCGATAAACTTGGTATTTCCGCAAAAGAAGCCTTTGACCGTTACCCGATTCGTATTGCTGACGATTCTGTTCAATCCGAAGCTAAGGCACTTGAAAGCGTTGATAGCGATGTAACACTTGCTCAGACGCAACAACCAAAAACAGAACCAAAAAGCCAAAGATACCAACAAAGTAAAGGTGGTACTCGAGGCTCCATTACTTTCAGTACTGGTCAAGATGGTTCAACAATTGTTCTAAGTAAAAATGCAGACTTCTCTACATTTGTGCATGAGCTTGGGCATCATTTCTTAGAAATGAATATGCAACTTGCATTAAGTCCTGATGCGCCCGCACAAGTCCGCGCGGATATGGAAACGGTAATGAAGTGGGCTTCACCAGAAACAACTGATCTGGGCGAATGGGATTTTTTCACCGATGCAGAAAAAACAGAAGTACACGAAAAATTTGCAGAAACCTTTGAACAGTATGTTTTTACGGGTAAAGCACCAAGCGCAGCATTAAAGCAAGTTTTCAACCGATTCAGACAATTCATGATTGCCGTGTACCGGAACATAGAAAAGTTTATGGGCATAAACGACCGTGCAGAATTGAATGCTGATATCACAGGCGTAATGGACCGTATGCTTGCATCATCAAGCGCTATTGCTGAAGCACAAGCCGCGTCAAATCTTGAAATGTTAATTCATCAAGATGATGCAATGCGCCTTGGAATTTCGCCAAAAGATTATGACGAAATGCGCCAAGACCATGAAATTGCAACGGAATTATCTATAAACACATTAGAGCAAAAATCACTTCGTAATATGGTTTGGTACCAAAAGCAAAAGTCTAAGTATTTGAAAACATTGCAAAAAGAAGCGGATAAAAAACGCGCTGCCGTTCGTGAAGATATGGCAAAGGACATAGCGCAAGAACCTGTATACCAAGCTATGGCATTTCTACGTCAACCGCTTGACCCTGTTGTCAAACGCGATTCAACAAAGGTTGAACCTGAACGCGATAATTTATTTGAAGCAATTGCCAAGTTTGGCGGACTTGATGCAAATGAAGTAGAAAGTACTTGGGGTATTGATGAAGCCGCTAAAACAAAATCAGGTATTGGCAACAAGCCCGTTGTGCGTTCTTCAAAATCAAAAGTAAAAGGCCTGTCAATCGAATCTATGGCCGAGAAGCTTAGCGAAGAGGGTTACTTAACTTTAGATGAGCACGGCAAATTTGATACTCGTGAGCTTGAAGATAAGTTTGCAGATCAGTTACGTGGCATCAATCAATATTCAAATAAAGTTGATCCTGAGTTATTGGAATATTCGCAAGACATGGATTTGCTGCAACGCTATGCAGAAGGTCGCACAACTAAAGGCAAGTTATCACTAGATTGGATTGAAGCCAAGTACGGACGAGACAGCGATATTTACCAAAGCATTTCTAAAGGCGCTTATGGTTTTGCACAGCGAGGTGGAGAAAACCCCGACGTAGTTGCTGAAATGTTCGGATATGAAAGCGGCGATGCATTGATTCGTGACTTGGTTAATTCACCGAGTCCTAAGCAAAAAATTGATGAGCTCACCGATGCGCGTATGGCTGTACAATATTCTGAATTTTTCGATCAGCAAAGCATCATAGAAGCTGTCGAAGCCGCATTACACAATGATGTTCGTGCGCGTATGCTTTCCGCTGAAATGGCTGCACTAAACGGTTTACTTGGCCGCAAGTCTGCTTTGAATGAAGCCGCAAAGACAGTTGCTCAAGACATTGTACAGCGCCAAAAAATTAAAGATATTCGACCGCATGTACGTGCACAAGATGATGCTCGTTTAGGGCGCATGGCAAATGAATCATTTAGAAGGGGGGAAACGGTAGAAGCTGCACGCCATAAGCGCAATCAATTGGTTCAGTTCTATGCAACCAAATACAGTTACGATGCAAAAGACCAGATTCAAAAACATCTTGATTTAGTCAAAAAGGTTTTTGGAAATAACGAGAAGTTATCTAAAAACCGTGACTTTGATTTTGTGACCGCTGCCCGCGGTATTTTGGGTAAATATGATCTTGGCCGCGAATCAACAAATTACGAGCATCAACTAGAATTGATTCGTAAATATGACCCGAACACATATGCCGAAATACAAAATATAGGCGCATTACCTGAAAACCAAAACTATCGCGAATTAACGCTTGAACAGTTCAATGCAGTTATGGCCGCGGTCGAAACACTTTGGCATCGATCTAAAGAAAATAAGATTTGGCATACAACCAATGAAGCCTTTGAGCGGGAACAGGTCCGTGAAGAACTAATACAGCAAACAGGCGGTAAGAAAAGCGTTGAGAAGATTCAGCAAACATTATTAGGTAGAGATAAGACCGCAGAACTTAAAGCTAAGTTCATGGAATTAGGCGCTTCAGCAAAACGTGTCGACCAGGTAGTAACTTGGTTAGACGGTGGCGCAAGTGGCAAATTCCGTACATATCTAATCAACCCTATGCAAGATGCCTTGGCTAAATATCGTATTGAAAAAGCCAAGATGCTTAAAGACGTGGTAGATATTTTTGAAGGATTTGGCAAACTGGATAATTCAAAAATTGCTGCGCCTGAACTTAATAACTTTACTTTCGTGGGCAAGCAATCTTTGCTCCATGCGATTTTGCATACAGGTAACTTAAGCAACAAAGAGCGTCTTGTTTTAGGCTATGGGTGGGGTGCGCGTTTAGAAGATGGTTCGGTTGATTTCAGTGCATGGGATCAATTCTTTAGCCGGATGGTTAAAGAGGGCGTGATTACCAAAAAGGATATGGATAACATCCAAATGCTCTGGAACCTTTTTGACAAATACAAAGAGCAAGCACAAATCACACATAAAAAAATTAACGGTCGCTATTTTGATGAATTACCACGTACACCTATTAGTACGCCATTTGGTGAGTATGAAGGCGGTTATGTGCCTGCTGCTTACGACCGTATTCGCTCAAATGAGCAAGACCGCATTCAAGATAAAAACTTAGCTGAAAATAACTTGCAAGCATTAGATATTGCAACGACTGGCGCAAACTTTACCAAGTCGCGTGCAGATCGGTATCACGATCAACTTGAATTGGATATGTCACGTTTACCAAGCCATCTTGATAAAGAATTGCGTTACATCCATCTTGAATTACAGATTCGACAAATCGGACGTTTATTGCTGAATAAAGATTTCCGAAATGAGATTGAGCGCGTATTGCCATTTGGGGTTAAACAAGTCTTTAACCCTTGGCTTAAAGCAATCGCCAATCAGACCGTTGATGAAAGCTCAGGCGTTAGTTTACTAGATAATATTTTCCGCACACTTCGCCGCAATACGGGTATCGCGATTATGGCGGGTAACTTAAAAAATGCTGTTGAGCAGTTCACAGGGTTTACTCAAGTTACCGTTGCGGTACCGCCAAAACAATTACTTAAAGCGCAGGCACATTATTTCAGATCGGTTGCTACACGTGAAAACATGGCAAATGACATTATGCAAATGTCCGATTTTATGAAAACCCGATGGGACCGTGCAGCCGATGAATACCGTTATGCTGTTGATGAGATTGTTTTTCAAAAGAGTGCAATTCAAACAGTGAAAGATTTCACTATGAAACATGCTTATATACTGCAAACAACCATACAGCGTCCAATGGAAACGATCTCTTGGCAAGCGGCTTTCAATCACTATACAGAACAAGGCATGACCCAATACGATGCCGTTCATGCTGCTGATGCGGTTATTCGACAATACATGACAGATATGTCCCCGGAAGGTATTTCAAATCTAGAACGTGGTACACCTGCTAAACGAATGTTTTTGATGTTTTACAACTGGTTCAATATGGTTTGGAATACATCTGTTTCGGAAGCGAAGTTAGCTCTTGAAGCAAGTAACGGTTCATGGGTTCAAGCTTCACCACGTTTGGCTTATATCGCTTTGATGATGATCTCCATTCCTTCAATTTTATCTGAATTGCTCGGCGTAATTTTCGCGGGAGGCTTAAAAGATGAAGATGATGACGATAACAAGTGGGATGATTTATCCGCAAAACTTGCAATTTCGCAAGTGAAAATGCTCGCGGCCTTTGTGCCGTATGTCGGTAATGCCGCGAACGCTGCGATCAGCAATACGGATAAAAACGTGATGAACGACCGATATACCGCCTCACCTGTGTTTAGTATGTTTGATGGTGGACTTTCATTAATCCAACATGCAAGCCGTGCTTTAGATGAGGATAAAGAAGTTAATCAAGGTAAAGTTTCAAAAGATTTAATGAATACAGCGACCCTTGTTACTGGCATTCCGTTTGCTGTACTTGGTAAGCCTTCTGGTTATTGGCTTGATGTAGCCCAAGGCAAGAAAGATGCACCAGACAGTATTTACGATGCAACACGCGGTACGATAACAGGGAAACATACACCAGAAAATTAACCTGTTGACAGTGCAGGACTAGTAACCATCTATTTATTAGTTAGCTTACATAAAATTGGCTGTAGAGATTACAGCCTTTTTTATTGGTGCAATTATGACTGTTCAAGTATCGGATCGGTTAAGCCAACTTTATGTTGGTAACGGAGTAAATACGCGTTTTGACTTTATGTTTCGAGCGTATGAGCAAGAAGACGAAACAGGCGTTGGAGTACGGATAAAGGTTGGTAACGAATTTGAGTTTATTGACGAGTCTGAATATACGGTCACAACTAACCCTGACAATATGGGGGGATACGTTACTTTTGTTAACCCGCCTAGCGCTGAAACATTTTTTTATATTGCAGGTAAAACACCTGTAGATCAGCTTCTTGATATTACAAATTACGATAATTTTTATCCTGATGCTTTGGAACGAGCATTAGATAAAATTACTGCCATTCTACAGGAATGGAACCATTTAGTAGATTTCGAAACACAAGCACGAATTCTTGCGGATATTGCATATGACGATCTAGCCAAGGAACGAGAGGCAGATTTAAAAGCGTATATCGATGGTATCGCAAGCGCTATTACTGGAAGACCTGTTTTGGGTCTGCCTTCGGAATTTGTTGTAGATGGTAATGATACCCAAAAGCAGATCAATGATAAATCTGTGCGTGTTTTTGAAACCATATCTGATTTACTTGCATATGTTCCTAGAAAAGATAAGCAGGTCGTCTATGTAAAGGGGTATCATGCTCCTACTAATTTTGCATTAGCACAACCCTATAAAGGGGGTGGACATCGTACTTTCGTTGAATCACGAAGAAATGAAAACGATGGTTTTTTATGTATTGATGGCTGGGTTTTGCAGCATGAGAATGTTTTTACTCCATATCATTCTGGATGCGCGTGTGATGGTGTTACTGATGATACGTTAAATTTTGATAAGTTAATGTATGCACTTGAACGAAACAACTTAAAAGGGCATGTAATTATTAATGATCCCATGTTCTTTAATTCGCAATGCCCTAGAATCGGAAAATTAATTGATCCTGTTCAATTTAATGAAAAAAATGCTATTCGTTTAGTTTCAAATGTAAAACTCGAAATCAATTCAACATTAACATTCGGTTCTTTTTTTGCGGGCTCAAGTGAACAGCCAAAGTGTAATATTTTAAGTGCTATGTATCGTGCGGATTCGGATGATTGGTACGGCAGAAACCGGCATGAAAATATTGAAGTATTTGGAACAGGGACACTAGATTTTACTGCAACAGAATCAGAATCTGCTGTACAGGATGGCTATCGTTGGATTATCAAAGCTTCAGTAAAAAATATGAAGATTCATGGGTTAAAATTTCAGGGGGGTGACTTTGCAAACGCGGTTCAGACATCTAAAACATCTGAAAATATAGAAATTTATGCTAATAAATTTATCAACTTGATGTCGAATAAGTCAAAATTTCATGATCATTCGACTCTTTATTGTATCGGGAAAGATATCAAAGCACATAATAATATATTCGTTTTTAGTAACGTGAAGGGGCGTTTGAACGCTTGTGCATGTGAACTACACGGCTCTGAACAATGGTTTTATAACAATAAGGTGTTTGGGTACCCAAATCTTGTATTTAGTGCAATTTTACGTACTGATCAGTCACTTGATGAAAATGAAGTTGTATACGATCAAAAAGTATTTGGAAACACAGCA